CTGGTTCAGCATTAGCTTTCATCTTTCCACCGAAGCGGAAGCCGAGGTCATAACTGACATCGGCGATATCGCTGGTTGCTCCATCTTTTGTAGGGATGAGCACGTCCAACATAATAGAAGAAGGAAGCGTCGTGTACGGGACGCGGCTGCAGTAGAAACTGGTATGCTGCGTCTTTTCGTATGCGATGAATTCCTTCATCTTCGAGATGAATAATTTTGCAGCTTTTGCCGTTTCAATGTCGACAAGCAGACCAGCTTCAGTTTCGTCAAGGCACTCCTTGACATTAACCAATGGTGCTTTATAATACACCATGTGAAGTTTTCCGGGATATTCGGGATATACCGGAAAGTTTACAGTAGGGGTAGAGAGATGAAGAACGTTACTCATTATATGACCTCCTTATAACGTAGAGATGGGTTGGATAGCGCGTGATTGCCTATCCTCGTTTGAATTGGTCAGCACGTAAGACTTTCGTCTCACGCCCCCTCGTAACAGATCAATGTTGTTGACTGTTGCAAAACGGCAGGCTATAATGAAACATGTCGAAATGCACAAATCAACAACATTGGCTAGGGTAATGGGGATCATGCTCCCCATTGGAGAGTTTTACTCTTCCTCTGCCTCATAGGACGCTGCATAGTCCTCGTCGGTAGCAAAGAGTACATACTCTCCGTTGTGCATACGGCCCATTACTCCGTATGCAACTGTGTACCACTTCATAGCGACACCTCCTTTTTGTCAATGTGGCGTAGTACGCAGTAAGCAGCTGGCATGAAGCTGCTCCTCGGTGTCTCCGAGGCAATCAGGTTGTGCTAGCAACCTGAAAAAGGCGTCTGCTTTTTGGCAGGCGTCTTTTTCAAGTTGCGTAATATTTATATAGCGCCTTACGCAAGGGCGCTCAGAATATCATGGTTGCGTGAGTCCTTTGCATCCGAGAATGGTACTACCGTCTCGAATGGTTTCGCCGACAACGTAAAGGTCTGTAACACCACGAGAGGATGCTTTTGCGGCCTCATAGACTGGCCTGCTAACAATGTAGCAAATCCCTTCTACAAATGGAGGAAGCCCCTCTACGTCCCCGTATCTGACTGACTGCAACGGGATACCCGCGATATTGCCGACCTCTTCAGTGCGGCTTTCACAGCGGGCAGTGAAGCCTGCTTGGGGAACTATGATCTTTTCGCCATTGCCCAGCACAATATTCACATCATGAGGACAGAGTGATGAGAATTCGATTACGTTTTTCTGGAGGTATTCAATTACCTCCATTTCGGAGTCGAAGCCAAACCAGGACGCTACGTCAATATAGTCGGCCTCAGGGCAACTACTCATAAAGCTGATCATTTCTTTTGCGAGATTTGTTTTGGGTACAGAAATGGTTTCGACATTAATGATGTTGTCCTTGTTGAAAATAATCTTCATAATGGTGACCTCCAAATATTTTTATTTGTTCATAACGTGAACTACTCGTGCTCTATTCGGTAGCAATACGGGGGCGCAATGGATTCATGCAATGCATCGTTACACCATTGCAAAGTAACAGCCTCACTGCTATAATTGCAGTGAGGCTGCGGAGTCTGTTATCTTAGAAGCAGATAACAAACTCTACCAACAGGCCTGCAAAAAGGAGAACAGCGAAGACTCCCCAGCACAGATTGCTGAGGAACTCCTCCTTCTCCCATGTTTTCATGTAGCGGTAGGGCTTCATGAAAAACTCCTTTCTAGCTCGTTAAGAGCTAAACAAATGGACAGGAGCCCAGCGCCTCTTACACTGGGCTCGAGTATCACCGAGTTACGACCTCGATGATGGTATGGGCTTCGTCACCGAAGCACTCAAGCACCTCAAACACGGCTTCTTCGTCTTCTGCAGCTACGTGGTCACCTGCGAGGATTGCGCGTAGTGTGTTAACGAATAGCTCATGATTGAGGAGGAATGCGACGGTGGTGGCGCTGAGGTAGCGCTCCATACCACCACTCCCTTCTGTCCATATGGTGCGCTGTACGCACCTTGTACTGAGGCTTGACTGCCTCAAAGAAAAAGCCAGTAGTGTTTAGCTACTGGCTTTTTCTTTGAAGAAATCAAAGAGCAGTTTAACGTCATGCTCAGGACGGCTGGATCTCAAAGTGCTTTATACACTCTGAAATCGAATTCGGGATATTTTTCGAGGTAATCCCACATTTCCTTTTCGGAGTCAAATTGATTTGACTCCTCCCATGTTTCTGTTCCGGGATTGAAGAAATAAACAATATAGGTCTTCATAATGAAGTACCTCCTTTTAATATTTCGTGACGAGCACGATATAAGACACACCGAGTTGATGTGTCTTATGCCGCGTTCGGCATGAAGCAGTTTAACGTCATACTTCAGGACAAACAGCAATGAGCAAATTAGACATCTCCTTTCCTGCTCAATACTGAGAAAGCAGTTTTCTCTGCTTAAGCTATTGAAACAGGTTGCTACCCCGTCCTTTCGGAGCCGTTGTGAGAAAGACTCTCACTCATCTACGTTAGGTTTCTTGGTGTTTAAGGCAAGAACCATGGTAGACTTCCGCACGCCTTGTACTGTAGCGTGACTGACTGTGCATCTTTTTCAAGGAACATTGCCTTGATGGCGTCACTTCTCCATGTCACGTTCAAAACAATTGAACGTTATTCTTGCAGCATGCCAATGTATGCTGCAATTTTTTCACATGCAAAGCGGGAACTTTTCTTGTCCCAATGAGAAGACTCACGTTTGCTAAGGAACTTCTTCAGCTTATCATTAAAACAATGAAAGCTTACTTGATATCTTCCATCTGACAAGCGAATATCAAAATACACGAGATAAGAATTTATTTTCTCATCTCGTGTTACAAAATAGTGGATATCATCACAAGGACGAATATTCATGAGAACATCAAGAATATACACATCCTTAACATGATATCCTTTTTCACGTGCTTGACGCACGCGGGCTGTCTGCTTAAGTATAGCAGCCAGATCATCGATGCCTTTGCCGGCATCACTTGCCACCTGTGCAAGCACGATGGCTTCGAACATCTTTTTTGTTGTTGTCATAGCAGACAACCTCCTTAAAATAATGTTTTCGTGACGAGCACGATATAAGACACATTAAATTAATGCGCCTTATGCCGTGTTCGGCATGGACAGTTTAATGTGATGTCCAGCACGGCAGGTTACATGCGCACAGACACAAAGAAGTCCAGCTCAGGCTGCCCTTCGATGGCGGCCCAGAGCTCTTCTTCTGTGTCGTAGTCACCGTAGAATTCCACCTTATCGGTGTAGTTGTTATAAAAATTCACTACGTACTTCTTCATAATGAAGTACCTCCTTTTTTATTTGTGTGTCAAGCACACTGCAATCTAATTCTGAGAAGTCTCGAGAACCCCGGGACTTTACGTTGAAAAGTTTTGAGGGTTCAAGAACTACAGGAATATACTCTTTTCCAACTCTAATATCTTTTTGTGGACATTCGAAAAAAACAATAATGGGGAGAGAAACTCTCACACTGTAAGTAATTTGGAGATGATTAACTATGCGCTTAACACCTGAATACAAACAGCACTTGCAGGATCTTCTGGATCTCTGTGTAGGAAATATCTTTCTTAATGACTACAACTATGGCGAAGTAACTGCCAATGCTTCCGGGGGCTTGCAGGATATGCTTGATCACATCAAAGCCCATAGAGATATACCGTTTGAAATTACTTACGATCACCTGTGTGATGAAGATTACGTTACACAGTTTGCCGCAGATCTAAGATCTGTATCATTTGCCTGACAGATCCGCATACGCTTAACACGTCCGTTTGTAGCGCACCACATGTGGACTTTTGTGAGAGATTAAAAACCTTGTCTCATAGGAGCGAGGCAGCACACGTTGATCTGTGTGTTTGCCGGCTTCAAGCTATAGGTTAATACGGAAGGCGCCCTTCGCTTTGCCCGATCAGCAAAGCGGGGCGCCACCCCTCCAATGGAGTGATGTATATGAGAACCAGGAAATGGCGTAGAAGAACAGACTACCTTAAAGACAAAAGAAAAAGGAAGCTTGCAGACTATGCACATCTTGCTTCCTCAATTTGGTTTGATGACGAACAGAACCGTGTACGTTACTGGGGCAACGGAAAGAAAGCCGAGAAACGTATAGCTAACAGACGCTTCAGGAGAATAAACAAAGAAGAACTTATGAGCGGCAATTCTTACAGAAAGTATTATCCGCTTGTAGATATGATCATTTAACGATAAGGACGTGAGGAACATGGGCAACCATCTTGATATTAAACATGCGTTCGACATGGAATACTCCACTCAGTTACGCATGGAAAAATATTGGCTTGATGATCATGGTTTCAAATGTTCCTTTACTAGACATGAAGAAACAAACGATATATTCGTAAAGACCTACAAATATACAAAGACGCCAGAACTTTTTGCAGAGCTGGCTAATTTCTACAGTCTTAAAAAGGAATATGACATCCAGAAAAAAGCCGGCAAAGAAATAGAGGGACCTTGCAGAATTCTTCTGCAGTATGAAAAGCCCAGGCATCGGAGTGATGCTCATGAAGCTTGATACCTATGAATCGACTCCGCAAAACAAGAAGCCTACACCCGAAGCAAAGCGTGTATGCCTCAAGTGCGGACAGTCGAAATCTATCAAAGACTTTTACTCGAACAAGAATTGGGACGACCAGTTAAACCGTGACGTGTGGTGTACCAGCTGTGTAGGTAAGTGCTATACCAAAGAAGAAATAAAAGAATACTTCTGGGAGAATCATAGAGAATTCAATGAGAAGATGTGGGACGTCGCAGTCAAGCGTGCCGAGAAACTTCTCAATAACAATCCTGTATACCAGAAGTCAGGTGAAGATCGCAGACGAATGCTTCTGGAAAAAATGACTGCAGGCCAGGTACCTGCAGTCATGAACATGAAACTCTATTACAAATACATTGACACGGAGAAGTCTGGCAGCACTTCTTATGCGGAAGCCAAAGCCAACGGTGAGATCCCTGAATCAAAAGATCCTGAAGAAAAGAAATTCAATGAGTTTTTCTTCGGCTACTTCACTGACAGGGAACTTAAATACCTTGAAGACTATTACCATCAGATGGAAGATGACGGCTTCGTTTTCGACAACGAGAACCTTCGCGATTATGCCCGCGAGGTTTGCCTATCCAGCCTTCAGGTAAAGAAGCTGCGTATGGATTACAACGCAGGAAGATGCACTCTCGCTGATCTCAAAGATGCCATTAACACATTCGACACATTATCCAAGTCTTCGAACCTTGCGGCATGCAAACGCAAAGCCGGCGAAACAAACGGTCTTACTTCGTGGGCTGAAACCACGATGAAGCTTGAGTCTACCGGACATACCATGCAGAGAAAAATAGAATGGGAAAAAGATGACGTTGATCGTGTCATAGATAATTACAGACACCTTGTGCGTTCTCTCGGACTTGATGCCATATGATAGTCAAGCCAGGAGTAATAAACAACTGGGACTTAATGGAACAACAGGTCCAGTTCTACAGGGACCATCTCGATATATTTATCGAGGATCAGTTTGCCCCAATAAAGCTTACACCTACACAACATATAATAGCCAGAGAATTCGGACGATGCTCAGACTCAAAAGATGTGTGCAGCCGCGGCTATGGAAAAACATTCCTTATAGCCTTGTGCGCCTTCGCTATGTGCTGTCTTTATCCCGGCACCATTGTATATGTTTGTTCGGGTACGGCACAGCAGGCAACTCTTGTTTTCGGAAAACTGAAAGAACTTGTTGATTCCAATCCCAATATGGCAGCTGAACTCAAATCCAACGGAGCCCGCTCTTTAGTACAGCTCAGTAAAGACAAAGGTTCATGCTACTTTAAAAACGGTTCCTATATGACAAGTTCGGCTCTGGAATCTGCCCGTGGTTTGCGTGCAAAGATTGTTATCATCGACGAAGCACTTATGCTTTCTCAGGAAGACATCGACGCTATTGTCAAGCCTCTCGCAAACTTCAGACGGACTATCAGCCGTACTTACAATTTCAAAGACTACGACTCCAAGTTTGTAGCAATAACTTCTGCATGTGAAAAGAACAATACATTCTATGAAGACTTTAAACGTGTTGTACGCGAGATGGCGCAAGGCAACCCTGGTGCGTTTGCCTGCGCCCTTAGCTATGAAGCTGCAATAGGTGACGGGATAACCGACGAGAAATTCTTCATGGAAGAAAAAGCCAGAATGTCCAGTCAGGTATTTGACATGGAGTATGGCTCTATCTTTGTCGGAGCAATGGAAAACTCTGCCTTTCCATATTCACTTACGGAGCCGTGCCGCACACTTGAATATATCGAGCTTGCACAGCCAAAGAACAGCAAGAGCAGATATGTTATTGGTGTCGACATTGCTACTTCTGCAGCAAAAGGTTCAGATAACACCATCATTTCTGTTATTAAATTCACTGAACGAAACGATGGTTCGTTCATGAAAAAGATAGTTTATATCAGGTCAATGAACGGCAAGGGACTTGACGTCCTTGCCAATGAGATCCGTAAAATATATCACAAGAGATTTCCAAATGCTGAACGCATAGTCTACGATGCAAGAGGAGTAGGCGATGCATTCTCCAAATTCTTCATTGATCCATGGCTCGACGTCGAAACAGGCAAGGAATATCCTCCGCTTGTTCATGACGACGAGCCTTTATCTATACCAAATGCACAGCCGAAGCTTCATCCAATCAGAGCTGTGCAGACCATCAACCAACATATGGCAAACACCATGCGTGTCTTCCTTGAAAAGCAGACACTGCAGATACCGAAGAGCAGCAGGCTTATGCAGATCAAAGCTCAGGATCCTGAAGAGAAATTCAAGATGTCTGAAGAAGAATATGCAGTATTCCTCGAAGCCGACGCTCTTCAGTTTGAGATGGGCAACATTGTCTGCAAGGTTGGTGCTTCCGGCGCCGCTTTATATGATACGCCTAGAGCAGGCATGCACAAAGACCGTTACAGCTCTATCGCTATGGCCTGTGACTACGTTGGTTTACTCGAAGATGAAAGCATAAAGAAACATAAACGAGGTCCCATATGCTGGGGCATTGCTTCAAAATTTTAAAGGAGGTATAGCATGGCAAGATTCAGTTTACGAAACCTTTTCGGCGGCAGGCAGAAAAACAATGCTGTGCCTCAGACAAAGCATATTATCTGGAGCATCGCTGATCCAGAAGATACCAAGCTCTCAGCATTTGAAAATTCAAACATAACATACAGCGGCGACCTTGCTTCTGTTGATTATCAGGCGATCCTTCGAAACAAGCAGGCTAATATCAATACGTTCTATCAGCTTGCTGATTATTACACTGACGCCGATGCCATAGTTCATGGCATTATCAAGCATGTATATGTACCTTTCTCGGTCGGAGACTGGTACCTTACCTGCGATAATGAAAAGACCATTAAGATCTTCGAAGAGCAGTATGCAAAGATGAGACTGCGTGAAAGCATCAATGATATCTTTACGCAGTACTACAAATACAATAACGTGTTCTGTTATATATGGAACGGCAACATCATTACGCTCGCTCCGCATAAATGCAGGATAGGCAACATAGCATGGAATGGTACTCCTCTTGTTGACTACAACGTCGAAAGCATTACAACAGAATTCCAGCAGAAAATTTATTCTGTTCGGAAAGACGGAAGAATAGACGACAATGTACTTGAACAGGTACTCAGGGGCTATCCTCCTGAAGTCGCAAAAGCACTCAAGGAACGCAAGCAGTACGCCACCCTTAACCCGGATAATACTTACGTATTTCAGGGATCCAAAGAGGGATGGATGAGATATGCTGTTCCGTGGATTGCAAGCGCTCTGCCGGCGCTTGCAAAGAAAGAACTCATACAGAAATATGAAGCCGCGCAGTTAAATATCGGCGCACGTTCCTTTGTTGAGGTTCGTTATGGCGATGACAAGATGCAGTATGAAATGCTTCCTGATAAAACTCAGATCAATGAGATAAAGAACAACTATAAGAATGGCATGAGCGGTTATCCACTTGTCGTCGTTCCTTATCTTTGTCAGTCCAAAGTCACACAGGCTGACATGAGTGATCTTTATCAGTGGCCTCTCTATGAGCAAGTCAATGCAGACATTCTTTCTGCAGGCGGCGTAGCAGGAATTATTGTTTCGGGTTCGGGTGAAGAAGGTTCAACCTTCGCCAGCGCACAGGTTTCAGTGCAATCCGCCGCTTCACGAATTGAAGCAGCACGGCGGGAGCTTGAAGACTTCATGTATAAAGTGAACATCCGACTCATTGAAGATATTAAACTTATTCACACGAATAATTTAAAAGACGTCCCTGTATTCCATTTTAAGCCACTCAGCATGAGCGGTATGAAAGAACTCAGGGAAGCATGTGAGAAACTCTGGCAGAGTGGTCTTGTTTCTTCCAAGACTTATCTCGAAATGCAAGGGTACAGTCTCGCAAAGGAAAAGAAGCAGAGAGAACTCGAAGCTTCAGATGGAACAGATGAGACTATGATAAGTCATATCAACGTTCCTACTATTGATGTTCCGACAGAAACTGGCAGACCATCAAAAACAGACGAAGAAAGAAACTCCGATCCAGATAATTCAACAACAAGCAAGCAGACGAAGAAAGCTAAAGATGGAGAACCTGTTGATACGGAATGATACGTCTTTCGACCTGACAGACGTTAAAGAACAGGTTTGATGTATATAGTGAAGATCTCACACTTAAAACGTGATCGACATCCGATATGTGATCGAGAAAGAGATGCCAAGACAATAAGGGCCGCGTATATGGAACAAGCGGGAACGTACCGCGTTATCAAGTTACTGACATCCATAGCGGAATCGCTGGACTGAAACTGCCAGCAATATCGGATTACGCCACTGCCACTCCTCTTACGGGGCAGTGGCTTTATTTTAATTGAAAACATACTGACTCCTACCGGTATGAATCAATATACACAAGGAGAAATGCATAATGCAAAAACGAATTGTTGCTAATGTCATCATCTCCGAACTTAAAAAGTCTAATGCCTGCCTCTACGTGAAGGGTGTGCTTTTCAATTTAAAGACAAACCTGAACGGAGTCCGTGTAACAGAAGCGTTCATGGACGAGATCGTTGAGAATAAAGAGAAGTACCTTGGTATTCCTTTATGTGCAGACGTTAAAGGATTAATCAACGGCAAAGTCATAGGCCATA